ATGTCATCAACACTCCATCCGTTGCGATAATCAATGATTCTCACGGGAATGTCTTCTGAAAGATAATTATTTACGTACTGCTTGGCGAACTGAGCGCCATGCATTAACGGATATCCAGGAACTGTAGGCATTAAGCTGTCAACCCTTCATTGCCTTCAACGATGTAGTTTGCCACTTTCTCTGCAAACTCGCTAATGAAGGATTGTGGAATAAAAAGAATTTGACGCTTAGGCATGTTTGGGGTTCCATTCTGGTGGAACGGAGCATAGTTTAATCCAGTTCCGAATGTTGCGCTTAGCTTGTTTATTTCGTTCACAGAGGGGTCAGAGAGCTCGGAGAGGCTTCTAAACAGCTCTCCGCTACGAATGAGCGTTGTTCTGCCTGGGAGCGCCCTAGCCTTCCATGCGGCGTATTCGGCATCAAGAGGAGACCAGCCACCAACAGGGAGGCCATTGCTGGCAAAGTTCTCCGCAAAAGTTTTCTTTAATACTTGATGCGCCCATTGAAACACGGGCTTGACGTCCGTGCATCTATCACCAATGTCGTCAATGAGGTTCTGGACTTTTTCAATCCTGACCTCAACGTCTATTCTGACTCCCGACATGATTACGCTATTCTACTTCGTCTGTACTTTCTCAAGGACATAAGTTCAGTATCTAGGAATCCAGTGACCAGGGGGCCAACGTTTCGTGTTGTGATGTCTTTAAGCCCTACAACATCGTCGTGCATGTTCTGCATCTCTCTAGATGCAGCCCTCAGGATGAGGAGCTTGAACATTGGGATGGCTGAACCATCCAGACCCGCAGTATAAGTAACAGTGACAATGTCGCCATCCAGGGCGTAAAAGTAGTCAATTCCGAATCTACGAACTATGTATTCCTCATCGACCACAAGAGTCCTAAGTACACCGTCTACCGGCTTTACCGTAACTGATGTAACTTCAACTACGGGAGAGTTGCGCAAATAGACAGTATTTGGAGGGGTTGCCCATGTTGTGCTGTCGACCATGCTTGACTCAGAGAACGAGTCGGTATAGGCACCGGAAGGGGCACTTAGAAAGGTTCCCATCGGCACTCCATGAAACATTGACTCAATAACATGCTGTTCTTCAAATTCTTCAACCTCAACAGGTCGACGAAGGTACGCCTCCATCTCGGATTGGAGTCCTGCAAGAATCATGTCGGCCGCATCCTGCTGACGCAGGGACAGCTTTATGTCCATATAGTTAATAAGGTCTGCTCTGGTTGCTAGCACTTGATACCTCCATTAGGCGTTAATCAGTCACAAGGACCGACTTAACGCTTTTTTCTTGGTGTGGCCTTCTTGGCTGGAGCCTTCTTGACTGCTGCTTTTTTAACTGCTGCTGCCTTCTTGGCTGGTGCTGCTTTTTTAGCCGGCGCGGCTTTCTTTGCTCCACCAATTTTTTTGGCAGCTTTTTGAGCACTGCTCTTGGATTTTTGAGCTTGAGTTTTCTGAGCCTTTACGCGGCGCATGATGTCAGAAGACTTGGCTTTTGCCGTTGCCGACCTAAAGAGGTCCTCGTTATTTGTACCTTGACGAACCTTGTAGCCCTTCTTGCGACCAATCTGCTGACTGCCACGGCCTGGGGTAGCGGCAAGACCAAGTGGTCCCTTGCCCTTGAGTTTCTGGTTTCTTTTGGCTCCAATGGCCCTAGCATCCGCGGACGACATGTAGCCCTGTCGTCTAACTGACTCTGCAGCCAATTTTCTGGCATTGGCTCTAGAACCAAAAACATCCTTGATTGCCTTGTTTACGAGGTCCTTTTCTTTAAGGAGTTTTACCCTTTTTGGACCAGTTGCGCCTCTAAGCTGATTTTTGATTCGACTATCATCGAGCAATAGTGAGTCTGCGTCGTCTGTAATGTCCGGGCCGTATCTTACTCTAGGCATAATAAGCCAACTCCTTTGAGAAACATTTTAAAGAAGTTTACCATACAGCGCCAAGCTATTAATAAATAGCCGCGCCAACAAGGGCCTATCTGTCGCTGTTTGGTGGGGACTCTATTGCTGGCCCCTTGTCAAGAGTTCCTGGAGGAGCCTCAACCGGAACCCATGCTCTTGAGTAGGTATATTCCTTAATATTTCTTGACTTCAGTATTGTTCCGTCAATCATTAAAGAATATTCATTGCCCTTCATGCACAGCGTTCTTTCCAGGCTCTTTTGGGTGGCGGCCCTAGACCTAACGAGTTTTTTAATTATCGAAGACATTGGTTTGGCAACCACCGAACCTCGCCCCCTATTGAGGCGAAGATGCATTTCCATTGCTTCCATGGTTCCAATGTCGTGCTTTATGACCGGGATTGTTCTTCCGACTATGTCCATTATTTGCTTTACGTTTGTAGCCAGTAAATAACGTTCAGAGCCGTCGATGATTTCTCCAGTCCTTGAAGAAACATGGATTGGTTGGATAAAGCCAAAATCGGTAAGTGATGCAGAAAGAACTAAAAGGTCCGGTCTCAGTATGTAGGTCGCCCTCCATGATGGAACAACTAGCGTTGATGGGTCAACTTCCTCTATTTCATACTTCATAAGTTGCATCCATTTCTTCGTCATTGTTTCTTACTGTGTAGGCCCTGGTCCCTGGTCCAACTGGTGAAGGTGAACCACCATCTATCTCATTTAGGACAAGGGTTCTAATTAGAAGACTGATTGGGTATCCACGCTGGTCTTCCAAATGTTTTTTGCGAAACTTGGACACGTATGCCTTCGCTTCCATTTGCCTGCGCTCGCCAACAAGGTAGTCCTCAATAAACATTGAAGCACCCTCTAGGCCAAGCCCGGAGTATTCATTTATGAGTTTTTCAATATCAAACTCAGGCCACCATCTACGCTGAGCGTCTATGTGTGGGAAGCACTCAACAAGCCTGTCGTAGAACTCCGGCTCCGTAGCGACTACGTCACCAATTCTGCGAATTGCAATGCTGTGAAGAGGGATACCGATTCTTGTATTGCTTTGTGTCTGTGCAGCGAGGTCGTAGTACTCGCAGTACTCGGACCCATGCTCTTCGATTAGAAACTTGAATACGTCATTTGTATTCCAGTCATAAATCACTTTGGCAAACTTCATCGGAATTCCAGTTTTAAGTTTGTAAGGAGTAACGATGTAGTTCTCGTGAAGCTTCTGAACGCACGACCTATAGCGGACCATTGACTCGCTCGCCCTGACACCGGTAATAAAGGCAACGTTTCCTTTCTTGCCTTGCATGGTGTAGTAGTCGGTTTGTTCTGGAAGAGAAACGTCGTGGGTTAGTCCAAAGTCTTCCCCAGTGATAGCCCAAGGCGGTATGTCTCTTACAAGTCGTCCTTGGTTCTTTCGCATGTTGCTCCAGAGCACCGTAGTTACTCTTTGACCAAGAACCCATATCTCTGCTGGGTAAGGAAGACAATACCACTCCATGTCAACCCAGTCGTAGTTACGAACTTTCTCAACATACTCAATCGTCTTGGGGCTCACCATTTCTTCGTCTCTGAAGATGACTTTTACAGGACCGAGGCCGCGTTCTTCGTGAACTTCTTTGGCAAGATACATGACAGCAGAGGAGTCTTTGCCTCCAGAGAACTGAACGCACACCGTGTCAAACGTGTCGTATACGTGCCTTATTCTTTGGCGGGCTGCATCAATGCAACTCATGTCAAGAAACATTCTTTGTCTAGTCATTAGTATTTTGCAATCTGTGAGAGCCGACTAACCTCGGCACGTAGTTCATCCACGATGCGACGTAGTTCATCACGCTCGGCTATTAGTTTTTCAAGTTCAATTACTTCTTCAGGACTCATTGTATTTCCAGCTATTTCTAGCGTTTCTTGCGTAAACCAAAGCGTATGCGGCAGCCATCAGAATAAAGCCGTACTGCTTTGTTTTGACTGCATAGACAACCCAGAGAATTTCATTGGCAAAGTTTATTAACCAACCCCACCAAACCCTGTTGCCGGCAATCAATAGACCAGTAACTCCAAGAGTTCCTAAAACCCACGACCAGAGACTCATCAAATCTCCGAGTGCTGACCGATGAAGTCCATTAACCGTTCTGCGGTTGTGTTACCAACAATCGAAACATCGCTTCTTAGCCAGCGGATAAAGTCGTACCAACGAGACTGTTGGGCAGGGTTATCAAAAACGAGCGTGAACTGAACCACGGCTTGTTGTGCTGCACCTGCAGCCATTGTGGAACCACGAACAGCTATGTCGTTTTGGTCAGATGACGAAGGCGCAACGATTCTTTTCTCACCTTCGCTATCCCTAGTGACAGTGAACTCCTGTGGACGCAATTCAGGGACATCGTCAAAGCCTTGAATCTCTGTGTTTCTATCGATTAGTACTGGCGGAACATAACTTCCGCTAGTTGACATCTCGCTGCTGTTTCTATAAGCCTCTTGCTCGTATTCAGCAATCTCAAATTCATCCCAACCGAGTCCTTCTAAAAGTTCTGGGTAGTCTTCACTGACAGAACTGATTAGTTCGTAAAGAATTTCTGGCTCAGAGTAACCAAGCTCAACTGTTCTATTGTCGGCAAGCGCAAACGCAACGGCGCGAGAGTCGTCACCTTCGAGATAGATAACAGCAATCTGGTCCCAGCCAAGAATCTTGGCGGCTTCTAGTTGGTGGTTACCAGCAATGACGGTCGCTGTTCCGTCGTCATTTCTTTTGGCAACGATTGGCTTGACTTGTCCAAACTCGGCATAGGAAGCAGTAATAGCATCAACGTCCCCAACTCTTGGGTTCTTCTCAAGTGGGAGAAGCGTGTTGATATCAACAGCCATTCCTATAAGTGACGGATGAATACCATTGCTCATACTTGATGCCTTACGTTAGCGTTAAGCGTTCTCATTGCATCTACCGATGTTCGTAGAGACAGTAGTTTTTCTCTTTTTGATTTAACAAGAGCTTCGGAGATTTTGTAATCAAACGAAGATTCGTCCAACTTGTAGTCGGCCCATGCTTCGCGTTCCTTGATTGAGCCTTTTGCTGAAAGATATTCTTTGGCCCAGTTTGATTTGTGAAGTGCTTCTTTCTTGGCGTTGTCTATAGCAAGAACCTCGAAGGCTTCTGTTTCTTCTTCGAGCATTCCTAATAAGCGAAGAAGTTCGTTCTCAATATCAACTTGACTAATTGGCTGGTTTCTATTTTTCACTTGAATCCTTTGTATTATCCATCGACGACCAATCTATCTTTTCTAGAGAAGAGAGTTGTGTTGCCGTCCAATCGTATTGGCTTTTTCCTAAATATGCAAGCCCCATCTGTTCAAGAATCCACGCATCGCATTCATCATCTGCACCAGAGCCAGAAAAAACCATGCCTGTTTTGGAAGAGATTGCAGATATGACTTCAGTCTTTCCTGCGTTGCCTTTTCCAGTAGCAAATTTAGCTCTGGAGGTTGGGGGGACCTCTACGTAGGCAATCCCGCATTCCCAGAAGGTCATCCTAATGCACCCACCAAGCTCCCCAATACTATGGGCTTGTGAGTTGCGTGACGCAAACGAGTAGCCCTCAATGATGGCGCAGTCGATTTCTTCGTCTAGGCATATCTGGAGCAATGTCTTGTTTACGTAAGAAAGTCTTTCAGGGCCCTTGGCCTTAGTGGAAACAATCGAAGTTTTTCCATTTATTGATACGCCGGTAGAGGTTAGAGAAAGGTCTAGTCCTATTAGCTTTATATCAGGCACAAAAAGACCCTACTACATGAAAATCGGGCAGGACTCGTCCTACCCGACCTTCACCTATAACGGT